TTCCGAAGAAATGCGTTTCAAGTGGGATTTCTTCCGAAGAAATGCGTTTCAAGTGGGATTTCTTCCGAAGAAATGCGTTTCAAGTGGGATTTCTTCCGAAGAAATAATTTAACGTTCGTTTACAATAATACTTTTGGCTATAAAAACCTTATTCCCGACGCCAAGAAAATGGTACAACTACGACATATAGGGAGCATTGTAAATGATGTAAAAAACACCAAAGTACGACATATAGGGAGTGTTTTATAAATATTTGTTGTTGAATTAGTTACAAAGAAAAAGGGGACTATTCTCACGAACAATTCCCTTTTAACTAAAACAAATCAATTCAATTAATTCAACATTTAAATAAAAGCGTTTCTATAGTAGTTTTTTGTAGATTCTATTTGGCTCCACCAGACAAAGCGATGAGCCTGTCTTCGATGGTCTTCTTCGTCTCTGTTGCAACGTCAAGAGTTGTTGCCTGTAGTTTTGGAGCAATATAAGCTGTAAACCTCTCCATTGCTTGTATACGCTCTTTAGGTTCAAGACTTGCTAAGTCTTTTTCAAATAAGTCAGAGTCATAGTAGTTGCCAGTGACATTTGCAAGAATACTTCTTACTTTCCCCGAAACTTTATTTGGAGTTCCAGCAACGCGACCGCCTGTCTTCGCTATTCCTTTAGGTCGTCCTCCTTTCTTCTTTTCAGTAGTCATATTATTTGGTGTATTAAAAGTTAAACTAACCATGCAAAAGTAATGTGTTATTTTCGCAGAAAATAGATAACTTTTAATAGACAACGCAATATGGGATTAATCGGAGCAGCAATTGGTGCCGCAGGTAGTATTTTTGGAGGTATCAGCGCATCAAAGGCAATGAGGAAGATGAAAGCCAATGTAGAGGCGCAGAAAAAAGCCAACCAAGACTGGTTTGACAGACGTTATAACGAGGACGCAACACAGCGTGCAGATGCTCAGCGTATCTTAACTATGACAGAGGAAAGCATTAAGAATCGCAATAGAGCCGCACAGGGAGCAGCTGCCGTGATGGGTGGTACAGAAGAAAGTACCGCTGCGACAAAGGCTGCAAACGGCAAAGCTCTTTCTGATGCAACCGCACAGATTGCCGTTAATGGTGAACAGAGAAAAGACGCAATCGAAAATCAGTTTCAAGAGCGTGATACTTCGCTTAACAATCAACTCAACGAGATTGAACAGAACAAGGCTAACGCTATTGGTCAAGCTGTTCAAGGTGTTACTGGGGCAGCTGGTAGTATTCCATTCTAATTCAAAACGAAGAATATGAGTGCTATAAATGATATTTTAGGTAAGCCTGCCCCAATGTCACAGCCGCCACAGCCTGCAAGTCCAGCTATAGGAGTGAAAACGGGAACAGCATTGGGTGCTGCAGGAGTAGCGCAGCAGAGAGCCGAGAATGCTCACTTGAGGGAAAATGGGGCTGTTCCGGCAACTCAAGCAGGAAATATTAGCGGTAACAACACTACACCCCCTATTGTATCCCCAACTGTTTCAAGTATAGAGCAGAGTGTAGCTGCTAAGGAGGAGGATAAAATAACTCCTGTAAAGACTGCAACGCCAACACGTATGTCTTACACTGATATGTTTACGAAGCTCAGTCCGTATCAACCACCGACACAAGAAGAGTTGGCTAATGAGCGGAAGAAAGAGAAACGTGAGAAAGTATTCTCTGCTATTAGTGACGGTATATCAGCACTATCTAACCTTTATTTCACAACAAAGTATGCTCCTAATATGTATAGGCATGAGAACTCACAATCTGCTAAGACGGAAAATAAGTGGGAAAAGTTGCGTGCAAACAGAGATGCGCAGCAAAATGCGTATATCAGAAATCTTATGGCAGCAAGGCAGGCAGACGACGAAAGAAAGGATAAAGATAGAAATTGGATGCGCCAGCTTGGTATAGATTTGTACAACCAAACGAAAGATGCTGCAGAAATCCAATACAAGAAAGATCGTGATGCAACTAAGGATGACCAATGGCAAAAAGACCATGATCAACGAGGTAGTCAGTTTGCTCAAGGTATGGAGTACAAAGGAAAAGTCTTAGCGGAAACAGAACGTGCACACAAGGCAGGCGAGGGACTGAAAGGTGCTCAGATAGCAGAAGCTGGTCGTCATAACAGAGTAAGCGAAGCACAAGGCGCTGCAAGGATTAGTCAAGCAGAAAGCCATTTTAGAGCAACGCACAATGCTGATGGCACGACTAAGGGCTCTGTTACAGGTAAAGATAAAGGCGCAAAAGAGACAATTAGACTCAAAGATGGCAATATTTATGCCTACTCAGCAGACAGGAAAGGCGCTCTAACCTCTCTTGCACCATCAATGGTGAAAAAAGCAAAGGTAGCCGCAGAACGTTATCGTAAAGCAGGTGACCGTAAGACAGCCCAACATTACAACGCTATAGCGGAACAGCTGGAGAAGACTCAAAGTAAAGATGGAATTGCTGCAATTGTTGTTTCTAATATAGGGGACTTCCCTTCTATGGATAGCGAAGTTCGTAGCGTGTTAGGAATGACAAGCGCATCACCATCTAAATCAACTTCGACAGGAGGTTTCAATGCAAACAATTATCGTCGTAACAAAACAAAGCCTACGGCAAAGCAAACCACAACAAATAAACCACCGTTAAATTAATACATTATGCCAAATAAGGTAACATACACTATCACAACAGTTGACGGCAAAGAACATCAGGTATCTAAGGAAAATGTCGATAAGTACGGTATTCAATCGTATGCAGATGCATACAAGGGTGCTACTATCCGTATGCGTGATGCGCAGAAGGGCGATTATGACATCCCTTTACAGCATTTCGATAATGCGAGAAAGCAAGGACTTCATGCTTTCTCGCTTGAGCATATGCCTGTTCAGAAGCAGGCTGTAGCGAAATCTACACCTACTTCAACAGCAAAACCAACTCCAAGCCCAAGTGTACACCCTCGACAGAGCACACCGCAAGGTAGTAAGCCACTTTTGTCAGACTCATTTGGAAAAGGAACTGATTTCTTAAAACCTAAGCCTGTTGGTTATAATCTTTCAGAAGAACATCGCAATGAAGTTCTTGGAGAGCAGGCAAGGCGCAGTACCACTCCGTCAAACCCACATGTACAGCATGCTGTTCAGTTAGGTAACGAAGCTAAAACAAAGCGTATAGAGCGTGAACAGAAGCGTTTTGGTAAACCGACAATTGCTAAAGCTTTTGATGATGCTGTGCATGGTGATAAGAAAGCGGCAAAGGAGTTGGGCATGCCGCAGGTTATGCAACAGAAGAAAGACGAGATTGATTACATGCAGGCAACAGGGAAAGAATTACGCAACCCTGTTGACGCTGGATTGACATATGATGAAAATGGAGATGTAGTTCATTCTATGTTTGCTCCAACGGTAGCACGTGACGAGCATGGAAACATCGTTACAAATGAGGCAGGAGAACCTCTTGTAGGGATTTCGTCAGATGAAGCACGTGCAAAAGCATACGGAGATAGTGTACAGACAGGTATCAAGGCACAACGTGAAAAAGATAAGGTTGATAATCTCTACAAAGATGCCGTTGAGAGTGTAAATGATGCCTTTGACGAAGATTACAAAAAGAAAGAGGATTTCAGAAAGGAACATCCGTTCTTGGGTGCAGTCAGTGATGCGCTTGAAGGATTTAGTAATCGAGGGAATGCCCTACAGTATACCCCAGAAGGTGCCAAGCCAGGGCTTGCTGCCCTTAGCATGATAACAAAGGCTGCACAAATGAAAGAAAACGCAGACAGATATGGAGACGCTGGTACTCTAAGCCGTCTCTATGGTGGTATCATGGCAGGCTTGACGGATGTAAATACATACGATTTTGGAATAACAGATACTTTTAATGCGGCTAATCTCTATCGTGCTGCAAAGAACTATGAAGAAGGTAAAGCTACCGCTAAAGACAAGATGCTTCTTGATGCAGCAGCTATTGCCAATAATGTCCAATCAGAAGCCTCTGATAAACTTGGCGGTGCATTTGGAGCAGGTCAGAACCTTGTTGGTACTATTGGGTTCATGGCACAAATGGCTACAAACCCAGCCTCTGGGGTAGGCAAAGAAGCTGCTGCAAGTGTTGCTAAGACTGTTGCAAAGAGAGCACTGCAGAAGTTTGGTAAAGGAGCAATAGCAAAAGCTGTCACAGGACTTGCTAAGGGAGCAACACGAGTGGGTATGGATGCCGTGGAAGCAGGTGTTGTTACAGGTATGTATAGCCCTGCAAAGATTGTAGGCGATTATCTCAATCGAAAAACAGGTGATGTACAATCGGATGGTAAGGGTGGTTACATCTTCCAAAACAAGGAATATAGTGATGTAAAAGCACTCGCTAAGGCTATCAATGGTCAGTATGCTGAGAATATCTCTGAAATGTGGGGTGAATATCTACCTGGAGTGGGTAAAGTAAATGCTGCCATTGGTCGTGGTGCACGTAAGATTGGTTTAGGAAAGGTTGTAGATGCCTTTGAACACATGAGTTCATCTAATTGGGCGAAGACCTGGAAAAATTTCCAAGAGAAAACCAAGTGGAACGGAATGGCTGGAGAATACTTCGAGGAAGTTGCTAATAATTTCTACAATGCTGTTACCAATGGAGATATGACACTTGATGCAGACCCACACACTGGAGTGTTCAATCCAAAGATTAATCTTGATACGTTCTATAGTGTTGCTCTGATGAGTGGTATAATGAGCGGAGTTAACACAGCAGGCTATGCAAGAGAACGATACAAGGCACCACATGAGCAGCGTAAAGCTGATGCACAAGCACGTTCTGTTTTTGGTGAGCGTTGGGATGAATACAAGAATGCTATTGATAACGCTGATGAAAAGCAGATAGGTAGTGTGATGGAGAAAATTGGCAGTGATAAGTCTTTGTCAAACTCTCAGAAGATTGCAGCCTTACAATATCAATATCGTACAGCTGTTGTGCATGGTGTTAACGCACAAGACACAAAGAATAAGCTTGAGGGTCAGTTTAACGCAATGGATGAAGCCTACAGTATGGGTTATAACTTGCAAGATGAAAAGGAACTCAACAATACAGCTATTCTTTATGACGAAGCAAAGAAACAAGCGACAAAAGCTACTGGATGGAATGAGGATACACTTGAAAGTATGATAGGCGAAGATGGCGGTGCGTCAACTTTAGCCTATATGAAGCATAGTGATGAGTTTAACGATGGACAGTTACAAGCGTTTACCGACTATGCCAATGCACGTGCAGCCTATAATGGTATGATTCAGCGTGTGAAAGATGATATTGACACAAAAGTACACGAAAGTGAGCTTGTGGTAGACCAGCGTACTAACCTTGATACTGGTGCCATTCATCCTGCAACAATGAAAGTGGATGATAGACAAGTCTATATTGTCAATGGTAATGTTGTTATGCTCCCAGATGGTAGTGGCGTTGATCATGAGCGCTCTGATGATTTTGTAGTTTTACGTGATGCTGAGACTGGGGAGCTTGAAACCGCAGACCCTTCTGCAATCTTCAAAGTCGATGCGCCTATTAATCCACAAGAAGAAAAGGAAGCTGCCGCTGACAACATTCGACAGACATTTGCACAGCAGCAAGCTGATAAGATAGACGGAAAATTAGAATTCAAGCAAGGTGATACTTATTCTATCATAAACAAAGAGGATGGTACGCAACACTCTTTGTCTATAATTGGTGATGCAATAGACGAAAAGACAGGGCAGGTTAATCCTGAAATGGTGCTTGTTGATATTGATGGAGCTCAGCAGCCTATCCTATTGCCAAAAGAACAAGTACAACAGCAGGTTGATGAGGCACGTCGAGCAGCCGTTGCAGCAACGCAGGTTGTAGAGAACGCACCAACTACCAATACTAATAATACTTACAGTATAAACGATGAGGTTACTATCTCTGATGAGAATGGAAATGCTGTTCGTGGAAGTATAACAGCCCCTGAGAATGAAGATGGTAAGTTTGAAGTCTACACAGAGCAGCCCATTAATGGTAAGAAAGTAAATCTGTTTAGTGCAGAAGAACTTGATGCTATTACAAAAGCGCCTGAAACCGTTGCAGAAAATGCAACAGTTCAGCAGCCTCAACAGCAGGAAGAGACTGAGGAATCTGTAGAAAAGGAAACCCCAAAGCAGCAACCAACAGCTTTGGAGCGCATTCCTAAAGGCGAATCTGGTCAGCCTCTTTATGAGCAGGCAGAACCTGAAACAGCATGGGATGCTATTGTAGAGCAGACGGAAGGTGACACGAGTATGGCACAGACTGTTGCCGATGATATGGTGTCTGATTTGGAAGCTGGTGTAAAAAAGGCTGAAAAGACCAAAACAAAGAGTGGTGGCAGTATTGCCGAGAAGATTGCAGCAGAAAAAGAACGTGCTGCGGTTATTGAACAGGCAAAGGCAACACTTGCACATTGGAGGAAGATAGCTGCTGTTAATCGTATGCGTGAAGCTGCAATACAAGCAGAGGAACAGCGCAAAGCCGATGAAGTGGCACGTGTACGTAAGGAACAGGAAGAGAAAGAACGTGTAGAGCAAGAAGAAGCAGAACGTATCAAGCGTGAAGCTCTTAATGGCGTACCCGACTTTGTAGAGGATAAGGCAACCGATGCACGAGCAAGAGGCTACAGGCGTGTTAATGGAGATAAGGTAGATAGACAGGAGCCTATTGACGCAACGAAAGGTAAAGAAGTACAGGTTAAATTTGATGATGATAACATTCCAACAGGACACGTTGCAATCATTGAAGCTAATCAGTTACAACCAAGCCATAAGAATGGGCAACGAAATCCACAGCACTTCATTGACGAGGCACAACCAAAAGAGCGCAAAGACGATGCAAGTGTAGGCGCAGCACGTAAGATTGCGGCAAATATTCGCCCAGAAGAAATCACATCATCTGTCACTGCTTATACAGGTGCGCCAACAGTGAATAGTCGTGGAGAGGTTATTCAGGGCAATAATCGAAGTGCCGCACTTCGTGAGATGTGGGATAATCATCAGGAACAAGGCGATAAGTACAAACAGTATCTCATTGATAATGCAGAATCATTCGGTCTAAAAGCAGAAGACATTGCTGCAATGGATAAGCCTGTACTTGTTAATATGCTCGATGTGAACGATGATGAAGCTATTTCATTAGGTCAATTTGTAGCAAGTGATACAGAAAGTGGAGGTACAGAACGTATCAAGCCTAAGAATGTTGTTAAAAAGCTTGGTGACAAGATGAAAAACTTTGCAAACATTCTTTTGCGAGCTAATGACGAGAATATCTCTTTTGCAGAGCTTGTTGATAGTAATGGTGTGGATGCTTTGAAATGGCTAAACGCTAATGGAGTGATTAGTCCAACACAGTATAAGAGTGCATTTGATAGCAAAGGCAACATTACTGCAGAAGCAAAGAACGATATCAAGGGTATTATGTACCAGAGTATCTTCGAAGGTGGTAATACGCAGCTTGAGGAGATGTTTAATGCGCTACCAGCAAAAGCACAGAAAGCAATTCTTGCAACGGCATATCGTGATTATGACAGTCCACAAAGCGAACGTATGATAGGGGATATTCAGGACTCTATCATGGCATATTATGCTCTGTCACATGATAGCATGTTTATGAATGCAAAGAATCATAAAGATGCACGTATAGCTGTTGAAGCATGGAGAAGACAACTTGCTTTTGACGATGTTACAGGAGAAAGTTATCTTCCTGCAGAAAAATATAGTAACTTTGCATTATTGCTTGCGACTATGTACAAAGGCGATAATCAGTCACTCATACAGGGTACGTTCAATAAGATGTACGACCTTATACAAGGTACACAAGAAGAAACTTTGTTTGAGCAGCCTGATAATACACCACGTTCACTTGCGCAAGCAATCAAAGAAACATTAAATATAGAATATAATGGACAACAAGGAAGCAATGTATTGGCTGGCGATAATTCAGCAAGCCAAGAAGGGAGAACAGGAAGCAATGGAGATACTACGCCAAGAGGACGAAGTGAGAACAGCGATGGGACAGAAGCCAATCAAGGAGGAACTGAAGGAGATACTGGAAGAAGCGGAAGTGGACAAAGCAGTGGAGGCAGCCAAGAAGAGGTTGCAGCAGAAAACTCACATTTAACGAAAAAGGAGGCTGCTGATTTTATAGCTCAAATGGAATTGGGTGCAGATGTAGCACAAGAAATTCCGTTAACAATAGAAAATTGGGATAAAGAATTTGGAGAAGATGGCATAGTTTCCACCCCTATTGGTGACGTTAAAATGGGCGAGAACCAATTTGCAAAACTTATGCGAGCAGGTCGTAATGGCAAATTGGGAATGCTAAAACCAACGTTGGAATATCCAGATGCCATTGTAGAAGAAAATAGTAAAGCAAAGGAGGGAACGCATACAGAACGACCATCTTCTTTCATCTTTATAAAGTCTTTTAGGAAGTCTGACGGAACACGTTATTACTATTTCACGTCAATAACTGTTAGTGTTGATGGGAAAGAAGTCGTTGTTTCCAATCAAGAAAAAAGCCGTAACAGAATATTACGGCTTTTGATGAAGGGTAGTGTTATTTGGCGCACTCCGAAAGATGCGACTACTTCTTCGGCTGAGAAGCAAGGTTTGGACTATGTTCACCCTGATAAAGCCGAGGGCGAGACAAAGGGCTCGGTAATAACTCCTCAAAACACTCCTTCTGTTGGCAAAGATAAGCAATCTTCTGCTACAAAGCAAGAAATTGTAGACAATTATTTAGAAAAGCCTGCAAGTAGTGAAGATTTGTTCGCAATGGCTGAACGTGTGGCGGAAGAAGATAAAGCTAAGCGTACACGTAAAAAAGAGGAAGCAAAGGTTGACACCAATCCGACCGAGGCACAGAAAGAAGCTGGTAACTACAAGAAAGGTCATATCAAGATAGATGGTTTCAATGTCACTATTGAACAGCCTAAGGGCAGCATTCGTCGTGGTAAGGATGCAAATGGTAAGGAATGGAAAACCGAGATGCATAACACCTACGGATATATTCGAGGCACGGAAAGCGTTGATGGTGATCATATCGATATCTTCTTGTCAGATAACCCAACAGAGGGTAACGTCTTCGTTGTAGACCAAGTAAACAAAGATGGTTCTTTCGATGAACATAAGGTAATGTACGGATTCTCTGATATGGAGAGCGCAAGGAAAGCATACCTTTCTAATTATGAAGAGGGATGGCAAGGCTTGGGCAACATTACAGAAGTTAGCAAGGGAGAATTCAAGAAGTGGATTGATAGCAGTAAACGCAAGACAAAACCGTTTGCAGAATATTCTTCTGTTAAAACAGAGGGAGATGTGAATGTACAACATCCCATTGAGGATAAAGGCAGCAAGCGTCTTGTGTCTAATGAACGCTACGAAGAATTAAAGAAACGTATGCGTTCTAAGTTGGGTCAACTTAATTTAGGTGTAGACCCTGAGATGTTGGCTATTGGTGCAGAAATGGCAGTGTACCATATAGAGAATGGTGCACGTGCCTTTGGAGCCTATGCAAAGGAAATGATTTCTGACCTTGGAGATGCTATTCGTCCATATCTCAAAGCATTCTACAATGGCGCAAGAGATTTACCTGAGATGACAGAGTTGTCAAGCGAAATGACCCCCTATGACGAGGTGAGTCGTTTCGACGTTGCTACAATCGGCAATGAGGGGGAGCAGTTAACACCTTCCGCTATTGAAACAGCTGAGCAGATTAACAACGAAGCAACAGTTGAGTTTAATGCAAAACAAGAACAGAGTAATACTAATGAGTTAGAAGATGTAGACAACGATGCGTATTCTATTACCAAGCAGCACAATAACAAGAAAGATGTTGATATTTGGGTTGTACGTGGTAAGGAACGCACTGACAAAGATGTTTATACCCAGCGCAAGCAGGTGGCAAAAGAACATAATGGTTATTACTCCTCTTTCCGTGGTGTTAATGGCTTTGTATTTAATAGTGCAGAAGGAGCACATGCTTTTGCTGATGCAATCTTTAACACACATTCAGAAGAAAATCATGCGCAAATTTCGGAAGAAATTATGCGCAAGGATATTCTAAATAGAGAAGACACTGAAAATCAAGAAAAAAACTCGGATGAGGATATTGCCAGCAAAGAGAAGATAACTGACCGTAAGGATGCAGAAGAACCTACAGAACAATCAACCAATAGTAGGTTGCTTGCTCAATATAATGCGTTAAAAGAAAAGTATCCAGATACAAAAATCTTGCTCCGTGTTGGCGATTTCTACGAGACATATCAAGATGATGCAAAAGATTTGTCTAAGACACTTGGTATTGTTCTTACCAAAAGGAATGATGGTGTTAATATGGTTGGCTTCCCATATCATACACTTGACACCTACCTTCCAAAACTAATACGTGCAGGCTACAGAGTAGCTATTAACGACAAAGATGAAACTGCAAACGATACCCCTACATCTAATGGACTCGAAGGTAGGTTTACTTCTGTGGAGGATATAGAGGGTATCTTTGGAAAGACATTTGTTAATGACGAAACTGGCGCAGAAATTAAAGTTGGGCATTTTACCTCCCCTTACAAGATTGCTGTTAAGATAAATGGGCAGGTTTCTATTGAAGAGTGGAGACATCTTGCAAAGACACTTAATAAAGAGGAGTGGCAGGAGAAAATAGTCCCTGATTTGCACGGCTTCAATATTGGTGACAAGGTGATGTATAAGGGCAAGGAAGCAACTCTTTATGACATCGACAGGCCTGATAATAACAGACCAATACTTGACACAGGTTTAGCACCTGTCATGTATGATGTTGCTTACTGGGAAGAACTCTCTCCTGTCACAAATTCAGAAGAAGCAATTGCTGCAAAAGAAGAAAAAGTAAGTACAGAGAAAGAAAAGCCGACGAAAAAGAACAATTCAAAGAAAAAAGATGTATCTTTGGAGCAGCCTACCACAGATGATTTGTTTGGTGGCTTCTTCGACGAAAACGAATCTAAATCACAGAACAATGAAGATAACCCAAGAACTCGAACAGAAAGTCGAAAAGGCAATGATGAAGTTTCGCAACGAGAATCTTCTGAGCGCAGGACAGTTGACAACAGACAACTGGACAGAGATATTGAAGAACGCAGGTCTGAGCGACAAGGAGATAAGCGAGTACAGAGCAGAAATGCAGAAGAACGCAGCAGCACTGAACGACCCTCTGGACGCTTATCGAGATTAAACGTTTCTAATAATCATGCTGAGCGTGGTGTAGACTATGCGCCTACATCAGTCGATGCTCGTATTGAAGCCAATATCAAAGCTATTGAGTTGGCAAATGAACTTGTCGAGAGTGGTGAAAAGGCAACTCCCGAACAAATGTCTGTTCTCAGAAAGTTTAGTGGATGGGGAGGTTTAGGCAAAGCCTTTAATCAAGCTTCATACAGCTGGAGTAAAGATTCTATCCCTGCTCGCCTACAGACTTTGTTAGGTGCAGAGGGGTACGAACAAGCCGCGATGAGCGCGAATAGTGCTTATTACACACCAGCGTACGTTATAGATACATTGTGGGACATTGCCAAGCAGTTGGGCTTTAAGGGTGGTAATATTCTTGAAGGTTCTGCAGGTATCGGTAATATTCTTGGTCTTATGCCAATGGATATAAGCGATAATAGTCATATTCAAGCAGTGGAGATAGACGGAACGTCTGGCAAGATCCTTTCTTTACTTTACCCTGAGGCTAACGTTAATATACAAGGCTTTGAGCAGACACGAGTACCGAACGGAAGTGTAGACCTTGCGATTACCAATGTTCCTTTTGTTACAGGTCTTCGAGTAAATGACACAACAGGAGATGGCGACCTTTCTAAAAAGTTCCATAACATTCATGACTTCTGTATTGCTAAGAATGTACGTAAACTGCGTGAGGGTGGTATCGGTATCTTTATATCTTCAAATGGCACCCTTGATAGTTCACAGAAACTACGTGACTGGTTGGTAAGTGATGGCAACGCTGATGTCGTCGGTGCTTTCCGATTGAATAATAAAACATTTGGTGGCACTGGTGTTACATCAGATATTATCGTCATTCGTAAACGTGTTAATGGTCAAGTTTCGCCAAACGCAATAGATGTAAGCACTGTTACAGGTGAACGTTCGGTGGAATTCGATACTGGAGAAACAAGACGTGTTAAGGGTGTAGAGGTTCCTGTAGTTAAGCATCTTTCGATGGACTACAACAAATACTTTATAGAACACCCAGAAATGATGGCAGGAAAGATGGAGTTCGCTTTTGAGCATGGCGATAAATATCGTGCTACTTCAAAGGGACTTTATCCAACTAATAACAAGGCGCAAGATAAGTTGTTAGCAGACTTTGTTCAGTCTTTTATTAATATGAAAGATGAGGCTGCAGCAACAAAACAAGATGTGGAGCCTATTAACGTCTATGAGGAACTTGGTAACGATGTTAAAGAGGGAAGCATGCTTGTAAACAAGGAAGGTCAACTCTGCGTAGCTCAATTAGGTCAGGCAGTACCACTTAATCTTAACACGAATAAAGTTAAGGGACATACAAAAGAAGAATGCTTTAAGGCTTATACTGAAATTAAGCAGGCGCTTAATGATGTATTAAAGTATCAGACAGAAAATGAGGGTAATGAGGGGTTACAGCCTTTACTTGACAAACTGAATAAGGCATACGACTCTTTTGTAGATACATACGGACATCTCAACAAGAATACTTCTATAGCTTTCCTACGCAATGATGTCGACTATCCAAACGTATTCTCTTTAGAAAAATACGAGGAAAAGGCTGATAAAAACGGTAAGCGTGTAGAATCATTCCACAAGACAGACATTTTTAAAAAGCGTGTCGTTGAGAAGAGTGTAGAACCACAGCCTAAGAATGTAAAAGATGGTATCGTGGTGAGCGTTTACAAGTTTGGTAAAATAGATATCCCATATATCAGTAATCAGCTTGGAAAAACAGAGGAAGATATTAAGCGTGAGATTATTGCAAGCGGATTAGGTTTCGAGAATCCTGTAAGCAAACAGGTAGAGGTGTCATATCAGTATCTTAGTGGAAATGTAAGGGAAAAGTTAAAACAAGCAGAAGAAAACAACGAAGACGGAGAGTATAACACGAATATTAAGGCTCTTAAAGAAGTTGTACCTAATAGTATACCTGCACATCTTATAGAATTCAACTTAGGTTCATCATGGATTGCACCAGAACTTTATGAGGAATATGTTAAAGATAAAACGGATGTAGATGTTAAGTTTACAGCAGCAGGCGGAACATGGTTTATGAAAGAGCCACATTGGACGGATAATGAAAAGAATCGTTCATTTGGCGTACATAGCGACTTGTTGGGTAAACACGTTATGGGACATGAACTTATAGAAGCGGCTATCCAGAATAAGACTATTACAGTCTCAACGACACGTAAGCATTACGATGGTACATCAGAGACAATTACGGATAAGGAAGCAACACAGGCCTGCTCAAGTCGTATAGACGAAATAAGACAGGAGTTTAAGGACTGGGCACGTAATAAAATGCAGAGTAATCCTGAAATGTCTGACAAGATAGAGCAGGTGTATAATGACCTTTTCAATAATTACGTACCTATAGATATACCAGCTGAATACATCCCAGAGCATTTCGAAGGTGCTACTCATAATATTACATTACGTCCACATCAGGCGAAAGCCGTTGTACGTGGAACGATGCAACCATTAATGCTTGCACATGAGGTAGGTACTGGTAAGACCTTTACGCTTATTTCTACAGCTATGGAAATGCGTAGACTTGGCACAGCGCGTAAGCCTATGATTGTAGTACAGAATGCTACAGTAGGTCAGTTTGTCGCAAGTGCAAAGCAGTTATATCCAAATGCGAAGATTCTTACACTTGAGGATGGTGACCGTAGTGCGAAAGGAAGAAAGAATTTCTACGCGAAGATACGTTACAACGATTGGGATATGATTGTTGTTCCTCAATCAACCTTTGAATTTATCCCCGATAGCGAAGAGCGTCAGATGGCGTTTATCCAGGACAAAATAGAAGAGAAGTTGATTGTCTTGGCAAAGATGAAAGATGCAGACAAGTCTGGTCGTAATTTAATCACTCGTCAAGCGGAGAAAGAAGTTGAGCAGCTGAAAGAAGAATTAGCAGATTTGACTACTACACTTTCAGAGAAACGAACAGCAAATGAAGAGAAGAAACGTGCAATAACAAAACAGAATACAGAGGTTAAGGCTCGTGAAATGCTCGAACGTAGAACTGATGAAACAGAGAATTTCGATGACATGGGAATTGACGCTCTGCTTATTGATGAAGCGCACGAGTATAAGCATCTTGGATTTGCAACTGCAATGCAGCGTGGAGTTAAAGGTGTAGATAATTCCTACTCTAAGAAGTCACAAGGTGTTTATCTCAAAACTCAAGCCGTATTACAAAAGAGCCATGGGCGTAATGTCATATTTGCGACTGGTACCCCTATCAGTAATACAGCAGCTGAGATTTGGACGTTTATGCGTTATCTCATGCCTTCTGAAACGATGAAAGAGTATGGTATCTACTATTTTGACGACTTTGTGCGGAACTTTGGTAATATTCAGCAGATGCTTGAGTTTACAACCAGTGGAAAGTTCAAAGAGAATAATCGTTTTGCAGGCTATATTGATTTACCAGAGTTAGTACGTATTTGGTCAAGTGTATCTGATACGGTTCGAACAAAAGATGCTGGTGGAGTCAGTGATAAAATTCCTGAGATGGAAGGAGGCAAAGCGCAAGACCTTTATCTTCCTCAAACAACAGCACTCCGTGGTATTATGAAATACGTCAAGGCAGAACTTGAAGCATACGACAAGATGAGTGGAAAGGAGAAAAAAGAGAATTCTCATATTCCGCTTACCATGTATAGTATAGCTAAAGCAGCAGCTGTGGATGCACGATTAGTTGATGAAACGGCAGAAGACGACCCTAATAGTAAGACAAATGAGGCTGTACGTCAGACTTTACGCTCTCTCAAAGAAACAGCTTCTTACAATGGTACTGTTGCTTTGTTTGCAGATAATTATCAGAATAAGATGAGTGGTTTTAATCTTTACGAGGATGTAAAGGACAAACTTATCGCTGCTGGTATTCCTGAGAAGCAAATTGTTGTGATGAAGTCGGGAATGACCGTTAAGAAGAAATTGGAAATCTTCGATAAGGTTAATCGTGGTGAGGTACGTGTAATTATGGGTAGTACATTTACGCTTGGTACAGGCGTGAATATACAAGAGCGCCTACATACGCTTATACATATCGATGCGCCTAATAGACCTATGGATTATACGCAGCGTAATGGACGTATATTGCGACAAGGAAATATTCATAAGGATATGAATAAGCCTGTCCGTGTGCTTCGTTTCGGAGTAGAAGATAGCTTAGATGTTACTGCTTATCAGAGACTAAAGACTAAGGGTGCTATTGCTGAAAGTATAATGAATGGTAAACAGCTTATGGCAAACAGTATGGAGAATCGTATTTTTGAAGAGGAAGAAGACTCTTTTGGAGATACTGTTGCACAACTTTCAGGAAGCGAGTATGCTATGTTGAAGAACCAAGCAGAGAAGAACGTCCGTAAGTACGAAAGTCGCAAACGCCAGTGGGAAGCAGACCAAACCTATATTCACAATGCTAAGCCACGTCTTAATGGACTTATCAAAAAAGCTCAGCTTCAAAAGGAAGAGAACGAGAAGAACCTTTCACTTGTGAATAATACCTACCCTGATGACAAATTTAAAGCTATCATTGTTGGTAAACATAAGTATGATAGTGTGGCAGGAATGGAGGACTTCTTCAAAGAGCATAACAAGAAGGTTAAAGAAGAAAGCGAAAAGGTTAAGAATGGAACCAATGCTACTTATGGCAGCACCATTAACGTTGATGTTGATGGACTTACCTTTGCTATTCATACCGAGGTTTCTAAAGAAATGTCTTCTCAGGGTATTAATCTCTTCGCAAAGTCTACTCGTACAATGACCTATTCTCAAAAGGAACTTGGACTTGAAGATGTACCTGTAAAGGGTGCGTTGATGCGCAATGCTATAGAGGATATAACCGATAATATTATTACGGGTAATGATTTTAAGGAGAGAGTAGAGCGTGCAAAACAAAATATTGCACACTACAGCTCAGACTTAGAACATATCCTTTCAAGAGAAGGTAAACCTTTCGAATTCGAGAATGAACTTGAAGATGCTAAGGCAAAATTTGTAGAGTACACAGAATCGATGAAGAAAGAAATGGAAGAAAAGGAGAAGAAGTATGCCGAGATGGATAAAAACATCGATGCTAATTCTAACCTTTCAAACATTGAATACGAAGATGGAAATTTTAGTGAGCTTACAGCAGAAGAGCCACTCTTTAATGTTTCTTCATCCATCAGAAGTCTTATAGAGGGTAATTTGTTTAGCGAAGTAGATTTTAGTGATTCACCAAATAAGAATGTGAATCAAGCAATTTCTAAGCTAACAGACGACGAACTCTTAAAGGAAATCGCTAAAGGTGATAGCAAAGAATGGAACTTCTACATGGAAGAATATGATCGTCGCCATAATAAAGAGTTTCAGGAAGCTGTGGAAAGGTACATGAACTCGCTTGAGGACGAAAAGACCTCATTAGATACTGCGTACGGCTCATATGTCAATGTTGCAAAGAATTGGTCTAATGGCGGTTATCATACGACAGAACGCACTTTACTGCGTGCTCAACTTGATGCAATTGAGGATTATGTAAGTAAAAAAGAGGGCGAACAACTTTCAAGCGTAGAAAGCGAGGCTTACCACCAAGCCAAAGAGACTGTAAGAAAAGTGGGCTACGACCTTACACGTCTGCGTCTACGTCCTTTAGAAGAGGGCGAAGTTTGTCACGTGGAACGTAGATATACAGAAAGTAACGGTTTTAGTTTTACAGGAAAGGAGCATATTGAAAGTATTGAGGATATTGCATATATCTTCAAACAGCTTGAAACATCATCTGTCGAAAACTCGTTTCTGGTGTTGATAAAAGATGGAACCCCAACTGTCCTTCACCTCTCTATTGGCGCATACGCTACAACCTTAGCTCCTATCGAGCAAGCTATTGTGGCTGCTGATGCTATTAATCCAGATAAGGTGCTGTTTGTTCACAACCATCCAAGTGGAAACATATCTGCAAGTAAGCAAGATATGGATGTGCAAAAGAAGATGAAGGAAATCTTTGGAGGGAAAGTGATGCCAGCAATCATTATCAATACCACAAGTGGCAAATTTGGTATGTTCTCAGAAGACGGAAGGCTTGAAGATGGAAATATTCCTTTGCCTGATGAACATAATAATATCCCTATTAATGTATATCAGTTTAGTCAGCAGGTATTTGCAAAAGACTGGAACCCTGAGTTTGCTTTCAGAGCTATAAGCCCAGAAAGAATTGCAGAGTATGTTAGTAGTCATCGTCTTGGCGAACACAAGAAAATGAGTCTTATTGTCCTTGATCAAGCTGGTCATGTCACAGGAAACGTATTCCTTCCATGGACAAAGTTAACAGATGTAGATAGTCATAAGAATATTATGCAAATAATCTCTTATGTCAATCAGATGGGTGGTCGCTCTGCTATCTTATATGGAAATTATGAACTTGGAGAGGATACACGAGATACTAATAAATCTATCTTTAAGATTAAGACCGCATTTTCTAATAGCGCCTTACACCTCATGGATGTTATCAATATTGATGATAGCGCACTCGATAGAGGCGCCATGGAGGAAGACGTTGAATATGGCAAGCGCAATCTTGATGAAGAAAAATATCGAGAAGGCTATGGTTCATATACTAATAGTGAGTTGAGCTTTATCAATGACCCAGTTGCAAAAATGCTTGGTAAGAGCAATCGTACCGAGGAAGACCACAAGGCTTTTGCGGAAAGGGAAAGCCAGCACATGATAAGTCATATAAGTGAACTTGCTGACAAATTACATCTTGATAATATTGAAACCGTTACAGATAGTAACAGTTTACAGGGAAAGAAAGCTAAGGCAAAAGGATTCTATTCTAAGAGTAGTGGAAAAATCACCATCGTTATCCCTAATCATGCAAGTGTAGAAGACGTAGAGAAGACTCTGCTACATGAGGCTGTAGCGCATTATGGGCTAAGAAAACTGTTTGGTGAACACTTCGAGACGTTCCTTGATAACGTTTATCAGAATGTTGAACCAGAAATAAGACGTATTATAACAAGTCAAGCGGCAAATAACAACTGGGATTTCCGTACAGCAACAGAAGAGTATCTTGCAGGACTGGCAGAACGAACAGACTTCGAGAGGGTTCATTATGCAATATGGAATAAGATAAAAAGTTTATTCCTAAAGATGTTACATAGTATCGGTTTTGAGGGCTGGTCGGCTACAGAATTAAGTGATAACGAACTTCGTTATTTGCTATGGCGTAGCTATGAAAATTTGAAAGAGTCAGGTAGATATCGCAGCATATTAGGTGAGGCAGAAGATGTAGCAAAGCAAAATGAGTTAAAGGTTGGAAACTATGATCAGCAGGACACTAATTCTTCTAATGTAGCTGAGCGAGGGATTCTATATAGAGAAGATGATTCAAAAGAGAAAGGGCGAGTTAATGCGAGAGAGAAGTACGAGCAGCGTGTTAATAGAGCTGTGTTCCAGACACAAGAAGCCTTGCAAGATAGCATGCTTGGTCTCAAAGAGGCAATGAATGCTATTACTAAGGCTGAGGGAAAGAATGTTAACATTGAAGACATTGACGGATATGAAAACGCCTACTTAGGCGAAAATAGATTGTCATCAGTGAATAAAGCAGAGGCGGATGCTTTTGCGCACCTTTTATTTAAGCCAATGCTTGCAGAAGTTGCTAAGCTATGTAAGAATGCGCAAGAACGTAGTGAACTTGCGGATTACATGATGGCAAAGCACGGCTTGGAACGTAATGCTGTCATGCGTAAGCGTGCGATAGAAGATATCCTCAATAACGAAAAGTTAAGCGATGCTCAAAAGAGCGCACGTGCAGGTCTTGCAGAATATCGCGACTATGCAGGACTTACTGCATTAACAGGTAAAGATAATGTAACAGAGGCAGAAGTAGATGCGGAAACGATGGTATCAGAGTACGAGAATACTCATGATACTACCAATCTGTGGGACAAGGTTAATGCCGTAAATGCTGCAATCTTATCTAAAAGTTACGAGTGTGGAATGATGGATAAGGACACTTATGAGAAAATAAGCGATATGTACGAATACTATATTCCACTTCGTGGCTTTGATGAGACAACAAGCGAGGAAGCATACGCATATCTTTTGCATCAGAATAGCGCTTTTAATGCACCTATAAAAGTTGCCAAGGGACGTTCTTCTAAAGCTGATGACCCTTTTGCAAACATGCAAAGTATGGCTGAGAGTGCTATAACGCAGGGAAATAGAAACAAACTTGTTAAACAGCGCTTCTTTAACTTTGTACTCAATCATCCAAGCGACCTCGTTAGTATTAGCGACATATGGTTAAAATATGATGATGTGGCAGACGAATGGAAGCCAGTATTCCCTGACAACTTTGAGGAAAACGACTCCGCAGAGGATATTGAACAGAAGTTGAAAGAGTTTGAAGATAAAATGAAAACGCTTGCGGAGCAGGCTCCAGACAAGTATAAGCATGGAAAAGAAACTGCAAATATTCCTTATAGGGTTGTCGATAGCCGTGACTTGCATCAGCATCAAGTTCTTGTTAAACGTGGAGGGAGAGACTATATCTTAACTCTTAATGGTAATCCACGAGCTGCTCAAGCTCTCAATGGGCAGACTAACCCAGACAATGATACATCTGGTGCTATTGGTGCAATTCTCAAAGCTGGAGAGATGGTTAATAGACAACTAAGTGCGTTCTATACTACAAGAAATCCAGACTTTGTTGTTTCAAACTTTATTCGAGATATGCTTTTCTCTAACTCAATAGTATGGGTAAAGGAGAGTCCGAATTACGCATTACGTTTCCATAGAAACATTGCACGTTGCAACCCTGCACAAATAAAAGTCCTTCTTGCAAAGCATAGAAAAGGAACGCTTGCCATGAATAATAAACTGGAACATATGTTCTATCAGTTTATGATGAATGGTGGCGAAACAGGCTATGCAAATGTGAGAGATATTGAGCAGCATAAGAATGATATTCGTAGAGAGTTGAAGCGTGCTAATGGTAAGCTAAGTATTACAAAGGCTTTTAATTTACTTGGAGAAAAACTTGATGAGTACAATCGTGCTGTTGAGAACTGCGCACGCTTTGCAGCTTACCTTACATCACGTGAGATGGGTAGAACAGTAGAACGTTCTATCTACGATGCAAAAGAAATATCTGTAAACTTCAATAAGAAAGGTAGTGGTGCGAAGTTTATGAACGCAGTTGGACAGACTAAAATTGGTACTGCAAGTGCTTTTGTTTCGGGTATAGGGCGCAGTGGATTTGTCTTCTGGAATGCTGCAATACAAGGTACAACAAACTTTGGTAGACAGTTTAAGAAACATCCTGCTAAGGCTTTTACCGCTTCGGCTATAATGTTCTTACTTGGCGCTGTAATTGCAGGCATAGGAATGGGAGATGGTGATGATGAAGCAGATGCAAATAGTTATTGGAACTTGCCTGAATATGTAAGGCGTAGCAATATCTTGTTTAAGATAGGAGACCAATGGGTATCTATTCCATTACCTGTAGAGTATCGTGCAATCTATGGTATGGGAGAACTTATGGTAAGTGCTATGAGTGGAAAGGAACATTTTACAGGGTCAGAGTTAGGTAAGGCAATAGCTGGACAAGCAACTCAGGTTCTTCCTATTGACTTCTTAGAAGGTGGAGGCGGTGTTAAGGCATTTGTGCCAAGTGCTGTTAAGCCATTTGCAGAAGTTTATAGCAATAAGAGTTGGACAGGTATGCCTATCTATAAAGACACTCCTTATAATAAGTACATGCCAGAATGGACAAAAGCATACAAGAGCGCTAACAAATATCTTGTCGGAATAGCCAAGACGCTTAACGAGTCTACAGGCGGAGACGCTTACACTAAGGGTTCTGTTGATATCAATCCAGCGCAGATAGAATATCTGCTTAATGGATATTTTGGTGGTGTTTCTGGCACTATAGATAAACTTTCTAAGAGTGCAGAGACTATAGCTGGGGATAGAGAGTACGACCCACGCAATTTCTTACTTCTCAATCGAATCTTAAAGAATGGAGATGAGCGTACAGAGGCACGTGCTATCAACAATGAGTATATGCGTGTTAAAGAAGAGCATGATGTCTTAAAGGCAAGAATGAAGCATTATGAGAATGATACTGACAAAGGTCTCTTTGATTATGCTGATAAGATAGATTTTCTATATAACTCTCCAGAGTTTGCTCGTTATGAGATTTTTGAAGACTATAGTAAGGATATTGACGCCCTGTATCAGGAGTTGAAAGAAGCTAATGATGGAGCAGAGCATCTCTTAATTGAGAAAGAGCTTACAGAATTAAAAAAAGAGATGATTGAAGAAATGAATAAGACACGTAAATAGTTAAACTTATGATAGTGTAGGCATTGTTTATCTTTGCCTACACTATTAAATTGGATATCAATATGCATACTGTTACAAATAAAATGGAGAAGCTGATACCGATGAGCCGTATTACTCCAAATACAAAAAATGAGGAAATGGATACGGTTGCTTTTCATGCAAACAATTTTGAGAGGCGTAGGGCTTTTGATGTGCTCATGGAGGCTCAACACTATTGGAACGAAATGGAGCAGTTCCGAAAAGATAGGCAGAGAAACAAGAGATACACCTACGGAGATCAATGGGACGATAAGATTTGCGTCGATGGCAAAACGATGACAGAGGAAGAGTACATCAAGCAGCAAGGTAACGTTCCGCTAAAGAACAATCTTATCCGAAGACTTGTTCGTAATGTACTTGGTGTATATCGTTCGCAATCGAAAGAGCCTACATGTGTAGCACGAGATAGAGAAGAGCAAAAACTTGGAGAAACAATGTCAACCATCTTACAGTGTAATATGCAGCTCAACAGAATGAGCGAGGTATATGCACGAACAATGGAAGAGTTTTTGATATCAGGTTTTATTGTACATCGCAAAAGTTATGGATGGCGTAACGGTAAGGAAGATTGCTGGACGGATTATGTTCAACCCAACAACTTCTTTATTGATAACAATATGCGTGATTTTCGCGGTTGGGATGTTGGTTGCTTGGGAGAGGTGCACGATATTAGCTTTGGACAACTCTGTGAACAGTTTGCAGAGACTCCAGAAGATTATCGTAAACTAAAGGAGATTTATAAATGGGCAGATAATAAAGAATATATAGCAAGCTACGCAGAGAAGTTTGGCTATAGTAGACTTGATAATTTTGATTTCCTCTTCACCAGTGAGCCTGGAAGATGTCGTGTTATAGAAGTTTGGCGCAAGGAGCAGAAGCCGCGCTATCGTTGCCATGACTATCTTAATGGAGATATTTACAAAATAGATGAGGAAGATTATTACAAGGACGTAGTTTCAGTAAACGAGCAGCGTATGCAAATGGCTGAGGCTTCAGGAATGCCAGCAGAAGAAGTCCCACTTATCAAAGCAACTTGGTTCATGGATGATTATTGGTACTTCTATTACCTTTCCCCATTTGGACATATCCTTAAAGAGGGAGAAACCCCTTTTGAACATGGAAGTCACCCTTATATCTTCAAAGCTTATCCATTTATAGATGGTGAGATTCATTCGTTTGTTAGTGATGTAATAGACCAGCAGAGGTATACTAACCGACTCATTACGCTATATGATTGGATAATGCGAGCGAGTGCTAAGGGCGTTTTGTTGATGCCAGAAGACTGTTTACCTGATGGTGTTAGTATGGAAGATATTGCGGAAAGTTGGGCAGAATTTAATGGCGTTATTGTCTTTAAGCCGTCAAAGACAGGGCAAATGCCACATCAAGTAGCGAACAACTCTACTAATATTGGTATTACTGAATTACTCAATTTACAGCTAAAGTTCTTTGAGGATATATCAGGTGTGAATGGAGCTTTGCAGGGTAAGCCTGGCTTCTCTGGGCAAAGTGCGTCCATGTATAATCAGCAAGTTCAGAATTCTACAATGTCATTGCTTGATATGTTGGAGTGCTTCTCTTACTTTGTTATAGATGGAGCTTATAAGGACGTGAAGAATATACAGCAATTCTATGATGGGAAACGTGTGTTTAACATCGCAGGTAAGAGCGGTACACAAATCGAATACGACCCTAAGAAAATTAGAGATGTTGAATTTGATTTGTCTATCACCGAAAGTACAACAACACCAGCATATCGTCAACTTGCTAATGATGTTCTTATGCAACTATGGCAAGCTCAAGCTATCAGTGTAGAACAACTACTTGAACATGGAGACTTCCCATTTGCAGATGATCTACTGCAAAGCCTACAATCTCAAAAAGAACAGATACAGCAAGGACAGTTACCTCAAGGGGTTTCACCACAGATTATGCAAAAAGCACAACAAGGAGCTAATATGCAAGCTGTAGACCAACTGCATCAAGCGTTACAAGCTTCATAACAAAAGGCGTAGGATTATCCTACGCCTTTTGTCTATCTTTTCTTATTTACATTCTTTTGGATATTCTCTACCGCTAACGGGTCATTAGTAAGAGTGGCAATGCCGTCAAGACTTTGTTTTTGTCTTACGTTGTATCTTCCCATTGCACCAAGAGTAATACTGTTGCTTCTTCAATTCAATAACAGAGGCGGGCATTTCTGCTGTTCCATTTCTATATGGGGTTGCATAAAAGCACTCTCTTTCAAGGTCAGCAACAAAAGCCTTATTGGTGATATAGCCTTTGTGTTTTAGTCGACGGAAGTTAAATCTATCCATGACAAGGAGTGCTTTTTTTGTACCTGACGCCGGCATAACATAATAACGTTCACCAGTTCTCTCATGAGCCTCATTCGCTTTTCTTACCGCTTCACGATAGCGAAGATAAGCTTTCAATTTTTTAAAAACATTCATCATCTTATTATATATTAAATTAAACTTATATTGTTGCAGCTGATACTGCTTTCTTCTTCTTGGGGACACGCATATTGACACGCATCACAATAGTTGGTATAGGCATTTCAAAGAAACATATATGAAGACCAATAGCACGTGTCATTAATAAGTCGTCATGCTTACCAATAATAGCACCAAAGGCTCCATTCTGTTTTTTCTCATAAACCACATATTCATCTAAACAGCGTTCGTCACGTTCTGTGTACAAATGTTCACGTACAACCTTTATCAAAGTTGATATAATCATTGGCTTAGTTGCAACATTGGTGTGGAAACCATACTTACGTGGCAGACCTTCCCTAATCTCGTCTTCTGTCTGTTTACGTGCATAGAGATTTGGATAGACATCTTTAATCTGATTAAGAATAAAGTGTGACAAATCTCCGTCCACTTGTCTTTCTTTGTCATGCGTTTCAAGTGTGTTACTCTCAATAACAAGTAATGAGTTATCATAGAAAGCTGCTATTTGCGCTGCTTTCCATGCAAGTATATCCATATCGATGTGTCCGTACCATTGCGCAACAACTTCAGGTCTACCTCCGTCTAACATAAATAGACGGTCAATTACTAATATAACAGACCAGTCAGCTTTTTTCGAACGCCCACCAATATCAACTATTGTAAGATATCTATTTGTAACAATCTCTTTGTCATCAATCTCTGGCAAATCCCAAATCCATAGTAATCCTTGCGTGTCTTCTGCAAAGCGAAGATTTTTAAGTGCGTCCTTACCAGAGTCACCATCTGCATAAACATCTCCAATACACTTAGGCGGTTTGCATGATGCTCTGAACTCATCAACTTTATACTTATCGAAAACACGTTCACCAGAATGTACAAAAGCCTCAACGTCATCAGATGGATATTCTGATGCCATTGGAGCATGTTCATTATATTTAGCACGCTCTTGTACATACCAGTTAATTGCTTCTAATGTTGCGCCCTGCTCCCACAACCACCACAGGTACTTTCCACTTTCAGCACGTGCCGAAGAAGCACTACTATTATTACGATTCTTCCATAGCCATATAGCAAAATCAGCTTTTGCGTCATTGTTATCAAAAGCCAAAGAATACTGCTCTATGTCAAACCAAGAAACAAACATTGCTTCAAACTGTGAGGTTCCACGTTTTGCCGCATCATATTCTCGCTGAAAGAAATTACCCGTTCCATTAGCTGTACTCTCATATACAATCATTGTATATGGTTTTAGCAGGATACCAGAGCAAGCTGAGCGCACAATATCCTCAGGCTTCTTACCATCCGTAGTCTTCCATAGTCCTACCTCGGAAAGATGTACAAGGTTGTAATCTCCACCACGGCAAGAGTCAGGACGTTCCGCTGTTCCAATTTTTATTTTACAGTTACGTTGTGGTACACGATGAATAGAACCAGAGTGTCCTACACCTACTAACTTAGATTCATTTTCATTGTAGGTTTCACCCAGTTTATAAAGCATAGTTATAGGATAAGCTTTAATCATACGGTCAAACATATCCTTGATTTCATCAGAACCAGCACCTTGGTGAGCGATGATAAGAGAATTTAATCCGACCTTGTGTACAAGCTGTAACCATGCCATATATAGCTGAGAAGTTGTAGAACCTCCCCATTGTCGTGCCTTTAGTAGAACTATTCGTATAGGCTTGTTGGCCTTACGCAAAGCTTCAAGCCGCTCTACGAACTTCCTTTGAGGCCGTGTGAGTCGAAACAATACATCTTCTCCACCACCTTTGTTTTTAATAAAGACATATAATGCAGCCCAAAAAGCAAAGTCATAGCGGCATCTTAATCGCACAAATTGTTCTATAACCTTAAGACGATCTTCCTCAGAATATTCTACTTCTAATTCTTCTGTTAGGAATTTTATTATACTTCCACAGCTTATTAGCAGTTTTACCAATGGAATGCTAAGTATTTCAACAGGAATATACTGTGTTTCTAATGGGAAACCATCTATACGTACTTCAACACGTTCTCCAATAGACCCTATACCGCTGATAGGGTCAAACTTTTGGTAAACGTCAGCATTACGTTTGTCATCCTCTTTTAATATGTTGATTACTTCTTTCTGCATATTACAATCGGATAGTTAAGAAGAGATGACAATATGCCACATAAATAACAATATAGATGGAGCCATCCATTTGTGTATGGGAATACAAAGCCGATAATAAGATAGAACACCATCCATGCTTGATAGTACAATTTCCTACGCACTTCTAACGAAATAGAACCGAAGAGAAAAAATACAATCCCAGATAGTCCAACAGTTGGTAACGCAGAAATAGGTAAGACTTGAGAAAGTGTTTCTATTGGGAATGTTACGGCAACAATATAAGCAAGTATTAGCCTTTGTAATCTGATGTTGTAGATAAAAACTAAACTGATAAGACACCAAGCGTTAAGGGTAGCATGTATGATACCCGAATGAAAGAAAGGGTAGAGACATCTTCCTACCCACGAACCTTCTGCATAGATGCTAACCTCGTGCAAGTCAGAAAGCTTCAATAAGGATAGAGCTATTACTATCACTGCTAAAAGCAATGACGTAACCTTTTCTTTCTTTCTTCGTATCTTTTCTTTCTCTCTTTGCATATCATAATTCTAATACTGCCGGCACTTAAATAGAATTTAGGAGCAGGCTGTGCTACAACTATCTCACAACATTTATTAATCGACCAATTAGGGTTCTTTTTCTTAAGTTCTACAACACGTTTGTGTATTTCATGAAACATTTCACGTTTTAGTGGGCGCATCTTATAATAAGGGTGTTTACCTTTTATAATTGCCATTACTATTTTGCTTGCCCAAATTTCTGATACCCAAAACCTTCGAGAAGGCATATTGGATATCTGTTCGCAAATGTGTGGAATACTTATATATTCGCATGAAGATATATGCTCATCATATAGCCTCATTATATCGTTCATGCGCTCTTCGGCATACTCCATAGTGGAACCTCGATGTTTCATAACGGTTTTATCTATGTTCCAAAGTTACAAAAAAGAACGTAAAAACTTAAACGATTTATATAATAATTGTATCCTATTTTTGCATTAAAACAACCATCATAAATTTAGAGATATAAGATTATGGCTGAAAATCCAACAGTTAAGAGTAATCGTGATAAGTTTAGAGAAAGGATGAGTAAGAAGTATCCTGATCATAACTTTGACGATGAAGAGGCTTTATATGGTCAAATTGGGGATGACTACGATGGCTACGAAAAGGAAATTAATGGCTATAAGGAGCGTGAAAAGGCTTTCTCAGACCTTTTTACAAGTGACCCTCGCAGTGCTTCTTTCCTCACCAACTGGCGTAAAGGTGGCAACCCCGCCATAGAATTGGTACGTATGTTCGGAGACGATTTTGTAGAAGAACTGAAAGACCCTGATAAGCAGGAAGAACTTGCAAAAGCAAGTCAAGAGTATGCAGAACGTGTTGCCAAAGAGAAAGATTTTGACGAGCAGTATCAAAAGAATATTGCAGAAACGCTTTCTACTATTAAGGCGATTCAAGATGAAAAGGGGTGGAGTGATGAGCAGGTCGATGAGATAATGGAATTCCTTGTTAACATCATGAAAGATGGAATTCTTGGTAAGTTCTCACGTGAGAGTATTGAAATGGCTTCTAAAGCTATCAATCACGATGCTAATGTTGAGGAAGCTGCACATGAAGGCGAAGTTCGAGGACGTAATGCAAAGATTGATGAGAAACTTCGCAAAAAGTCCCACAATGATGGTACTGCTAACCTTAGTGGCAAGAACGGAGGTAGTGGCTCTAAACGACAAATGCCAGACCTTGGTGCTATCAGTCGCTACGACGGAGCTCAGTCTATTTGGGAGCGAGGTGGCGAAAAACGTACAGCCTACAAATAAGTACAAATTTTACTATTAATAATTCAAAACAAAAAAAAGAATGAAGAAAATTAAGAAAAGTTCGAGTTTTCTCTGTCGCATTATGCTAACATTGTTGGCTATTGTGATGGGAGCGTCAAACGGTGTGCTGACGGCTAACGCCTCTGCACTTCCAGATGCAGGAAAAACAAATGCAGGAGCAGAGGGTACTGGTGGCACTGATGGTATTGCGACAGAAACGCAGGGACGTACAGATGGTGACGAAAACTTCTACATGAGCGACGTAGACCAGCGTATCATTAAGATTCGCCCTATGGCTACGCCAGTAGACCAGATTAGCCGCTTTGCAAAATCAAGTTCTTGTGACTCATTTGTGGTGAAGTATTATTCTGTTGGAACACGTGAAATTAAGTGTACAACGACAAAGAAGGTTGAGGCTATGACCACTGGTGCCAGTACATCACTTCCTGTGAGTGACACCAACATGTTTACACTTGACGATACTATTCGTGTAGTTGGTGTTAAGGGTGTAACAGACCCTAACACTGGTAAGGCATATACTGGTAGTAATATTCCTGACCTTGTGCTGTGTGTATGTGGTAAGGATGCTTCTACAAACGTACCTACAGTGTATGCTGTAAATGGCTCTATGGATAATACCTCTAAGCAGCCAATCTTTGTCCCAGAAATCAAGAGTGGTGCTACGCTTGTAAGAATGGGTAAGGCTTGTGGAGAGTTGGATGTTCAGACTGGACGTTTCAATAATATTCCAATGCCAGAGACTCAGTACTGTCAGAACTTCATGATTCAAGTAGAACAGTCAACCTTTGAGAAGATTGCGTCAAAGGAGGTGAACTGGAACTTCTCTGATTTGGAAGAGGATGGTATCTACGACATGCGCCTTGCAATGGAGAACTCTTACCTATTTGGTGTTAAGAATGTTATCAAGCATATCGCTAAGGAGGGTATGAATACTTGGTTCACTGGTGGTATCTGGTGGATGGCAGGAAAGGATATCGAGGTTGGAAAGTGGGATGCAGCAAAGAATTGTGCAGTTATTTCAGACGAAGACCTCGTCGATATCACCAAGGATTTGTTTGTTGGTACTGGTATTGGAAACAAACGTAAGATTCTCCTCTGTGGTTCAGACATGCTTTCTGCATTCTCTAAGATTAAGAGTGACAAGTTCCGTCTAAAGGACACCGTTGAGGTTTGGAACTTGAAGTTTAAGTCATGGGATACAGACTTTGGAGAGGTTCTTACAGTTCATCATGAGTTGTTTGATGTTAATGGTATGAGTGATTGTGGCTTCGCTCTTGATCCAGAATATTTGTCTAAGAAAACACATATCTCTTGGGGTCGTAATATTCTTGACTTAAAGAAAGCAGGTATTCGTAACACCGACGCTGTAGTTATCCAGGAGGTCAGTTGTCTATACTTGCGCTATGCTAAAGCACATGCACGTATGAAGCTTGCACACGCCTAACACCAAATAAGAATTAATAACACTAAGGGGTGGGATTCTCGTACATCCCATCCCTTTTTATTTTAAAGACATGACAAAGCATTATATATCAGATTCGCATATCGCAATTAACGTTACTCTTGATGGTGGAGAAAGCATGCATCTATCCTTTATTGCACTATCAAATGGTGGCAGCGTCTTTTCAACTGATAGTGTAGAATTACAGAATGCTATCGAACGACACTATCGTTTTGGAGATTTATTCACCCTTGACCATATTGAGGAACCTAAGAATACATCAGAGACCGCTAATGAGGAGTATACCTCTGTTGAAGAGAGTGAGGACGGCAATATCCAGAAGATTACAGTGAACGACTTGGGAGAAGCCAAGAACTACCTTGCAGACACATTGGGTATTAGTCGTACATCACTCCGCAGCCTTAAGACTATTCTCGAAGTTGCTAAGGCTAATAATATTGAATTCGAGGGTTTGGATAAGTAATATCTCTATGCAATGAAAGTATATCGTCTTGACGAAATAGCAAAAGATGTTCGCATAGCAATAGACCAAAATATGTCCAGTGACACACTGATAGGCTTTGACGATGTGGACACTCTTTCCTTAAACGATATTATCAAGTCAAAGGTGACAGACGCTGTAAAAAGAATACATAGCACGGCACCTGTATACCTACTTGATGGAGGTAACAACTTTGGAGACGCGATTTATTGGAAGGAACTTGAAAGCGGTTGGTGTCTGCTTCCTGAGAACTTCATGCGTCTTGTAGTATTCCAAATGGATGACTGGGAGCGCGCTGTATACCATGCTATCAGTGAGGACGATGCAGAATACAAAAAGCAAAGTAGCCGCTTTAAGGGCATACGTGGTACTCCTCAGAAACCTGTATGTGCAATCGCTATTCGTCCAGAAGGTAAGGCTTTGGAATTTTATTCTTGCAAGAGTGAGAACGCTATGGTTAGTAGAGCAGTCTATCTTCCTTATCCTGTAATTGATGAAGATGATGGTATCGAGATTTGCGAACGATGCTACCAAGCTGTAGTTTACACCATAGCATCATTAGTATTAACAACTTATGGCAATGCTGATTTAAGCAAGGCGTTGTCAGATTTAGCAAAATCAGCATTAAAATGAGTTCTGTAAAGACAACACAATTAGATGGAGACGTATCTGTTGGTCGCAATACTTCTATAGGAGGAAGTCTCACTATACAAGGTGGTGGGCGAGTTAAAGGTACTTTTGTTATAGACGGTTGGCTTGATGCAAAGAATATCAAGGGCTCCAATAAAGGAATCTTTACAACCGTCAAAAAGCTACGTGAAGCATATCCACGTCCGCACGATGGCTGGTGGGCAATTGTCGGCAATACGCTACCAAGCCCTATCTATGTAGGTGATGGAGGGGAATGGGTTGCAACTGGGGAGTCTGGCGGCACACCAACGCTTGAAGATACCGATGGTGCTTTACAAAGAGCTGTTGAAGAAGTCAAAGAGAAACTGACCGAGAGCAAGAAAGCTGTCGAGGATATGGTGAGAGAGCTGCCTATTGCGCAGGAGGCAGGCGATAGTGCAACAAAAGTGATGTCACAAAAAGCGGTGACGGAAGAAATCAGTCCTCTTAGGGAAAAAACGCCTATTGAAACAGCAGGAGATGGTTTCTTCGTGTCAGATAAATTAGGGAATATCATTATGAAAATCGATTCTGACGGATTTGACGTTGCGAAACTATCTACTCACTTTTTGTCGCTTTTAGCATCATTGATAAATATCCCTGTTTTTGAGACAAAGGAGAGCGGATTCTACATTATAGACGCAAACCTTAATATAGGATTTCAGGTCAACTCAGAGCACAATAATTACTTACAGTTTAAATATTAATATATATATGGGTATAGCAATCATATTAAAGGATAGTGATTTTTCGAGCCTTAATCTTGGAAAGGTCGAATTAGGGAAAAAGGTTGAAATCCTGCGGTCAATCGCTATTTTAGCAGAAGACAGTTATAGTGGTAGTACAGCGCAATTGCACTGTGCGTTTGAACCTCTTAATACTACTTATAATAGTGTTAAATGGAGTATCGTAGAGGGTGGTGATTATGCTTCTATAGATACTGACAGCGGTCTTCTCGTGATTAAGACAGGTGCAAGCAACAATAATGTGAAGGTTCGTGCAACATCAACTCACTCTTCTTCCATAATCGCAGAGAAGACTATAGCAGTAACAAGAGTCGTTAGTAAGGTGTACTCTTATGAAGATGCGCCTATTCAACCGGTGTTTATTGATAAATCATACTTCGAGAAAGATTTTACAGTTTTCCTTAAAACTATAGGAAAATCTGATAATAAATATTCTAATGCTACATTCTTCGGCCTTTATAACGACGATTTGGCATATCATGGTATTGATTTTTCCGCCGATGTTTCTAATAACAGTAATAATAGGCTAAGTAAGGATACTTGGGGTGAGAAAAAAGTTATTGTAGGTACAATTCCTAACAATGCACCAGTTGGTTTGAAGGCTATTGGACAAAATTTATATTATACTCTTGATGGAAGAGAATGGACGCTGTTTTCCAGTGAGTATGGTACAAAAAAGTACCCTGTAGCTAAAGTGTGTCGCTTAAAAACTTATCACGATGTTATAGTGCATGTTGATGTGTACGATGGTGAAAAGGATTTGTCTGATTTGTTTACTTAATAGGTGCGTTGTATGAAAAGAATCAAATTGAAAACAGGAAATGAAGACGTCAGTGTAGTTACGTCTTCCTCAGATTCTCTATATGATACATCAAGTGTTGAGAGCTATCTCTCAATGCTTGCATCGAGAAAAAATTTATCCAATCTGTCTGATTTCGAGTTAAAAAGCGAACTTGATGCAGTAAAGGCACGGAGGGAAGGACGAATGCTTTTTGAAGATGATTTTGAGGGAAATTCTCTTGATGAGTCAATGTGGAATATTGACGAGGGTTTTTTTAACAAAAGAATGTGGTATGTAAATTCCAAAGAGAATGTGCTCGTAAATAACTCCCAATTGATAATTACATGTTCTAAGAATAGTTTTAGCGGAAAGACATCAGCAGGGCAAATTCACACACGGGGTAATTTTGATTTCGGAGGGAACGTAAGAATTGAGGGAAAGTTCAAGATGCCAACGATAAGTGGATTCTGGCCAGCGTTTTGGACTTGGGGGAGCGATTGCTACTCTGTTAGAAATGGTGCGTCAGACTATTCAGAGCTTGACATCTTTGAGATTTTCGGAGCAAGTCCTCGAATTGATGTTAACTTTTGGAGTGGAGATAGTGTTGGCGATGGCACTACCGCAGGGGTTGAAAACAAGAGTTTCACGATTAGAAATAACGATGAAAAGTGGCACATTTATCGGGCAGATATATATGCTGATAAGATAGAGGTGTATTTTGATGGTATACTCTTTGGAACGTTTGACACCACAAGTGTTAAAGGAAGCATGTATTACAAGTTAAGGCAATATCTCTTAGTAAGTGTGCAGATGTGGGAAAGAGACACCATTTCCCCTAATATTGAGGACGCTCAGTTGACATGTGACTGGATTAGAGTTTACGCATTGTCAGATGGAAATCAGTATCCTGATTCTATTACATTAAAGGAAACGAATGTGACTCTTAAAGTTGGAGATAAGTATAGGATATTATGTGACACACCTAACTCTTTTGATCGTACTATTAAGTACATTATACAAGACGAGGCTATTGTGTCACATGGGGATATGGTCGTTTCTGAAATTGTTGCAAAGAGCCAAGGGAAGACAAAAGTTCTTTTACACACAAGAAACGGAAGGAGTGCTATATTCAATGTAACGGTCAATGAGTAAGGTAATATTTTCTTCAACCTCTAATGACCAATTAAGGATTAATTATAACTATGGCAGAATTAATTTTAACGCCTTTGCTGAAGCTGATGATAGCATTGTTGTAATATGAGCACAGAATTCTTTAAAGTGTACGGAACTAAGGAACGTAACGACAGTTTGTTACGTCTATCCGATGACCACTACGTGTTGTTCTATGGTTTTCATAAGGACAATGAAAGCGACGAAAGTGGTTACTGCTGGCGTAAGGATTATGGATATAAACCTACGGAGTCAGAGCTTAAAGAAGATATTGTGGAGCATATCAACAAACTGACCGATGCGAAGATACTCACAGGATTTACCTACGAGGGAAGCCTTGTGTATCTATCTACAGAAAATCAGTTTAACTACAAAGTAGCTTTTGACTTGTGTATGCTTACAGATGGAAGTAACCTACCTGTAACATTCAAATTCGGACAGGAGAACGACCCTAAGTATCGTCAGTTTAATACAAAGGATGAGCTGAAAGATTTTTATTTATCTGCCATTTCATTTGTAACTAATACGCTTGCAGAGGGGTGGGCAGAAAAGGATATGATTTATAAAAAAG